TCTATGGATCTTTGATCTACATTTCCACTTATGTTAATATTAGTTATATTAGTTGACCCCATTGAATTATTATTAACTTTATTTCTAGGTATAACAACTTCTCCAGGTGTTAGCATAGCTGGAATTCTATCTGTATATGGCGCACCTCCTGGAACTACACCTCCTTCTGCAAAATTAAATATAGATCTTACACCACTAAATAAACCAGCAAATCCGCCTCCTTTACCGCCTCCTAAAAATCCTCCAATATTAGACAGTAAGCCACTACCTTTAGAAATTATAGTATCCATTAATTTTCCTTGGTTACCAACTTCAGAATTCAATATTTTTTGTTGAGCAATTTTCTTATTACCTAAAGAAACAAATAATCTTTCAATTAATAATTCAGAAGATTTTTTAACTAATGTATCTGATATAGATAATAAAACATTTCTAAATGCATTTTTAGTTATATCTAATAATGAATTACCCTGCCTTAATCCCTCTAGCCAAGATGAACTAATTGTATCTGCAATCATTTTAGATTCTATTCCCGCATCTTCTAAAACATCTCTGTAAGACCTTAAATTAGCTAATCTTTCTCTTTCCGCTACTGCAGCTTTAGCATTAATAACAATACTACGTTTTTCACTAAACATAATTCTTTCATTGAGAGCTGCTAGTTCTTCTTGACGTTTCTTTTCAGCAGCCTCAAATTCATCAGCCATACCTCTTTGAGGAGAGGGTTGATTATATGTGCTTCTACGTTTTGCTTGTGAAGTGTAACTATTTTCTTTTGCTAAGTTTTCATATTTTTTAGCTAATCTATCAACGCCTCGTGCTTGTTCATTTATAGCATTAGTTATATTTCTTATCTTTTTTTGATTTTCTTGACTATTACCTACACCAATTGCTTCTACAAATTGATACCATGATTTAGTAGCTGTAAGAATTGCTGATTTTAATTTTTCTTTTATAGTTATTATTATTTTACCGAAATCCACATTAAGTGCTAAAAGTGCTGTACCTACAAGTGTGATAGCTTTTATAAAAAGGCCTAAAGGATTTGCGCTCATTACAAGATTTAAAATCCTTTGTTTAGCAGTTAATCCTACGGTCAGAATCATAGCAGCTTTCATTCTTGCAGCGTATATAAATAATTGTGCAACAATACCTTGCAAAACTTTAGTAAATTTTAAAGCTATATATACTTTAGTAGCATCTACTAATATATCAAAATTATCTATTACTACTCTTATAGCTTTTTCTATATTTTTAAAAGCTACTGCTAATTTTTCACCAATATCTTTTGCTAATTTTTCAAAAAATTTTTGATTACCAGATAATTCTGTATTTAAATCTCTTATCTGTTGTTTTAAAGGTTGAAAAAATGATTTAGCTACAATACCCCTGAATTGAAAATACTTATCTTGTACCATTGATACTTGTCCAGTAAGCGTGTTAGCAAGTAATTTAGTTGCATTACCAAACTCACCACCTGGGCCAAATACTTCAAAAAATCTTTTTTTAGTTTCTTCAACTGATACTTTTACACCAGCTTCAAAACCTAACATTGCTCTAACACCACGCTCTCTGAATATATCAGCAGAAGCTATACCACCAGCAAATGATCTTTGTATTTGTGTTGCTGTTTGTTGAAAATCTAAACCTGTAGCTGCAGCAACGTTACCTGTAATTTCCATAATCTTAGATAAGTCTTTAGCATCTTCAGATATAACCGCAAGATTACCTGACCCCGCTGCAATTTCTTCTAGAGAAAAAGGAACTTTAGCTGCAAAAGCTGCTAAACTATCAAATGCTCTTCCACCTTCTTCTACAGAACCAAATAAAAGTTGAAATCTATTTTGTAGTTGTTCTACTTGACTACCCGCACTAAAAGTATCTGAAACAAATTTACCCAAACCTATAGTAGCTGCACCTATTCCCGCTGCAACACCTACCTTAAGTGCAGTACCCAATGTTGAAAATGCCCTTGAAGCATTAGCAGCACTAGCTTGTAATTTTTTTAATCTTGCATCTGCTACTCTAGCGTTTGTTCCTACGTTTTTTAATTGATTAGAGGCAGCCAGTATGGCTTTTTGTCCCAAGACATCTACATCAATTACAATTTTAGCGTTTGCCATTATGTATTTTTATTTCGTGTTAATATAATTTTTATATTTATATTCGGTTATTTATTAACGTATTCAACTTTTACGTTTTCAAAGTATTTACTAAAAGCAGATTCAATAAATTTCATGGGTGCTTGTTTAGAATTACCTTCATTAAGTAATTGTATATATGTAACACCATTGGTTACAAATATCTCACCTGGTTTATTTCTGGGAACTAATACTTGTATATTAGATGTAGGGCTATTTTCACCTTTAGAGTTATCAAAATATTGCTCCTTATATCCAATATACCAGCTATTTCTAGCTGCACCAGTATCTACAGGTGTCATTAGTTTGACATCTGCTAAAGCTTTTAATGATCTAGATCTTAATTCTTTTTCTGCAAATTTATCAACCCTATCATTCATAGCTACAGTTATACCAGTTAATCCAATAGTTTTTACACCAGCCATTATATTACCTTACCTTTATTGATACTTTTTAAGATAGGCGGTTTTACCCGCCATATCTATTATTTAATTTTTATATTTTTTAATTTTTTATCTTCAGGTATTATTTTTTCTAATAATATAGTTAACATTCCATCTTTTAATTCTGCCTCATTAACTTTTATATCATCAGAAATACTAAATTGTCTTTTAAAATACCTTTTTGATATACCTTTATGTAAAACTTCAGTATTATCTTTAGATTTATTTTCAGATTTAGATTCAATTGTAATAATTCCGTTTTCAACAAAAATATTAACATCTGATTTACTAAATCCTGCTAATGCTATTTCAATATTATACCCTTTATTTGTTTTAACAATATTATAAGGGGGATAATTAGAACTTAGCATTGGTTGATCAAATATTTTTTCAAAATGATCAAACATATCATCAAATCCTACCGATAATGGTCTCATTTGATTAAATATAGATAGTTTATTTGTCATTGTTTTTCTCCTTTTTAGCGAGTTGTTTTGTGGACACATTATTGTCATCCAAAAATGAAATATTATTTTTCTTAGCAATTGCCTTTAATTGAGACAACCCTTCTTGTAATTTTATTTCATTATCCTTATTACTATTTTCCATCATTTTTAATGAAGGAAATAAATCTTTAATACGTAAAGGTTTTGTTCCTTGATAAGTTGTTTGAGCTATAATAGCAGATCTATGATCATCTCTCCATCCATAAGGTCTTTTTTCAAAATATTTTATCCAACCAAAATATTCTTTTGAAGACATATTATAAATAGTGTCTAAAGTAACACCTAATTGATGGGCAATTTCATATTCTGCTAACTCTTCTTCCCCAACTCAGTACCACTATCGTCTTTAGCACCTAATCCATTATATAAAAGTATTTGATTAGATAACTCTGTTAATGCTTGTATTGGAAATTGCTCAAAATCTTTATCTTTCATGTCTTCAGCCCCAACTACAGTAGATTTAAAAATTGCACTTAAGGTAGATACACCAGATAAATCATCTTTACTAGCGTTTAAAAGTTTTTGTAAATCTTTAACACCCTTAACTGTCAGTTGTTTTATTTCCACTTCCTGTTCCATGAACGGAACTTTCTTCTTTATATCTATTATCTTTATGTGTTTCATTCTCTACCTCTTCTGGTTTTTTATATAAATGTTTATTATTTGATTCAAAGTCTTCCATTAATTTTCTAATTTTATGTAGAACATCTAAAGTTTCGAAAACTTCAGCTTTATTTTCTACATCTTTTAATCTTTCATATGTTTTTCTAATTGATGTATCAATTGATTTTTTTATATGTAATGAAGTTATTCTTAAAACATAATATTTATTGAACGGTTTATTATTATTATTATTCATTTTTTATCCTTATACTAATAATATGCTGGGGCTTTTACACCCCAACATAAAAATTTTATTAATCAGCAAAAGGGCCAACATAGTCACCTTGAGTACTCATCGTAATAGTTGCCTGATTAGAATCAGTCAAATTAGGAGAGACTTCAAATGAAGCAAATTGTCCTTTTACATAAAATGCAGCGTTATCACCTGTTTCAGCATTTTTAACATCAATTTGGTACACATATGTGTTTCCGTCTTGAACTAATGCTTGAATAGCACCATGATCACCTGGAACATAGTTTACTGTAAATTCCATAGTTGGAGCATCTGATTGTCCTTGAATTTGAGAACTTACAGATTGTCCATAGTTTGGAACGTTTACAATATTTGCAGGTTTACCAAATGATGGAAATTCCCTGATATTAGTAACTTCAGTTGCACCATCAAAATCACCTGTACTAGGAGTTATAAACGCCTGGTGTGTTGTGTCATCTGTTGGTAAAGTGTAGCTACTATCAGCTTTGAACTTAAGTGTAGTGAAAATACCAGCACCTATATTTGTTATTAGAGCCATTTTTTTTTCCTTATATATTTATTGGTTAAATTGAAATGAAATTGACGGTGTAATTCACATTATATAAACCTGAATCCTTTTCATCAATTCCAACGTTTGTTATAAAGCTATTAGTTGTTTGCAGATACCCTGAAATTTCTTTCCTATCTAATAATGCTTTTAAAATATCAGCTATTTCATATGCACGTTTCATTCCCTTACCCGAAGGTACAAAAATTTGACACACAATTTGACCATTAGCTTTTACTTCTTTTGCAAAAATAAGGTCTGATGAAAAAGGTAAAACATTTACCCTAACCCATTCATCAGCATTTATATCTCCTTGATAGTTAGCAGGAAATGCTTTTATGTTATGAGAAGTCCAATTTGAAGTAGTAAAAAGGTTTTCTACAGAAGTTAACAATTGTGAAATTGTTGCCATATTAAACCTCCCTTCCTATTTCAACGTTTAAAACATAACCATTGTCTTCATATTTATTTATTGACCAAGTTTTATTATTTAAAATTACGCTATCGTAATTATCTAATATTTTTGAATCAATATCAGAAGATTTTAATATAAGTTCTGCATTTATTCTTGGGTTGTCATCATTAGTTTTATAACTTTTAATAACAACACCTTTAATTGTAATAGGATTTGAACTTGAAGAATTTACAGTTTGTGTGTTAAAATCATATCCTGTAACATTAACATTTGTAAATTGTATATCTTCTGCTAAATCCCCAATTAAAGAAAATGCATTAACTATATTATCATTGATAAGTGTCTTAAAGCTCATTAAGCACCCCCACTTACTTTAACACCTCGACTATTTGAAACAAATTGTTCATCAAAATATTTACTAACAATATTTAGTATGGAATCTGGTAATTCTTTATAATTATCAATTCCAGAAGCTATATCAAATGCTAGTCTAATAGAGCCAACCGTTAAATCGGTTACTTTATTAGCCCCTGATGCATTTGTTACAGCAGTTTGCATGTTAGATATTAAATGAAGTGCTAACTCATAAGTTGCTTTTTTGATATCTTCAGGAATAGTACCATAATCTGATTCAGATCTATCGTCATCTAAACCTTCATAGTCACCTATTTTAGGATTATAATAAGTTATATCTCTAGGCCACGATAATGGATATGAGGCGGTCGGTTCTGCCGTGCCGCCCCAATTTAAATTATCGAGAATTCCTGTGGCTGTTACTAAAGCTTGTTCAACTAACTCACTAGAATTAAACCAAGTTTCTGAATATAATCTATCATTAAAATAGTCATCAGCCTCTTGAACTGTAACAAATGAATTAATTCCTTTTTGTAAAGCCATTATATTTCTCCGTATCTAATATTTACAACAATTAACCGTGGAATATAGGGAACATACCCATTTGGTTAACATTAGTAGCATGTACATTCCAATTAAATTGGTTTGAAAGATCAAAATTTGTAGGATATTGAGTTGCAGATCCTTGCCAAGTTAAACCTTTTGGATGCATAATGTTACCCCATCTAGAAATAACAGTTACTAATCCGCCACCGTTCCCAGCTAATTCATCTCTATCAATTGCTGTTGGGTTCATTTGTGCAATTTCACTATAATGAACAGCACCAGCTTTTGCTAAATAAGATACTTTAGGAGTATTAATGTTTGCAACTAAAGCTTGGTTGTTAATAATTAATCTTACTTTACCACCTAAAATTGTATTGAAATTAAAATTACCATCTACAACTGGAGCTGTGTCAAGTACATTTTGTTTTCTCATTAAATTATAAGTAGCTGTATCTGTCACTAAGTAGTAGAAAGGTTCTTCAAATTCACCTTTAACTGCAGTAATAGCATCTAATAAAGTATCAAAGAAACTTGATCTTGTATTAGCACTTGTGTCTAGTTCAAATAGTGGATTAACAACAGAACTAGCGTCTGATCCAGTATAATAACCAAAGCTGTTTACAACTTGTGCAGGATCTGAAGCACCAACGAATGTTCCACCCCAAATACTAGCTGCTACACCATTCATGATATTTCTTAATTGTAAGTCTTCTCTTCTTGCTCTTACAGATGCAAATTGAGAACCTAAATAAGATAATCCGTCTACTTTAGAAATTAATTTTTGAATAGACATTTCTTGAGCAGCAATATGATCTATGTTTTTGATATATACAGCAGATTTGTTGTTTACATCCATTGTATTTAAGTTTTTATCAAACTCATTTTCATTTTGCTTATTAAAAGTTGTTGGATCAGTAAAATCTAACCATCTTAACGTACCAGTATAATTTTCACCAGAATCTGTAATTCTAGCATCTGAACCAACTAAAGCTGTTGAAGTTAATAACGCAGCATCTGCTCTTTCAGCTTGTGCATAAGCTGCAATCGCTTGAGCAATGTTATTAAACTGATTACTTTGTATTGCCATTTTTGTTTTTTCCTTTTATTATTTATGTAACATATTTGTTACGGTTATTATTATAAAAGATTGGCCTTTTATACAGACCATTCACCATCAACTTTGATTTGCCCTTTTGCAACAGCATTAAGCATTTCATCGGTTGTCATGTCTTTTATATTTTTAACAGGAGTATTACCTGTTGATGGTTTAGCTGGATTTATTCCAGTTCCCATATTTGCTTTAACAGAAAATAAAAACGCATTGTTTTCGTCTTTTGCATAGTTAGACACTGTCTCACTTATACTTAAACCACTATCATGCACCCAATTCCCTGAAGCATCTTTCTTTAAACTATTTACAATATCTGAATAAGCCATATTAGCTGCTTTTTCAGATTTAAAGTTTAAAGCATTAAGCTGAGTACGCACGGCATTATCTCTACTCAATTCTGTGTTCTTTTGTTCATAAGATTCAAGTTTAGAAGCCATTTCATTTAGTTTCATTTGCATAACCTCTGCATGTTTACCTTGTTTTTCTAAGGCTTCAATTTCAGCTTTTTGTTTTTCAGCTTTAGCTTGTTCTAATTGAGCCAATGCAGCATCTCTTTCTGAGTATGCAGAATCTAAATTATTTTTTATGTTTTTAATTGCTTTAGAAACTTCTTGATCTACAACAGATTTAATATCTGCTTGTTCTGTTTTATTTTCAATTTCAGTTTCTTTTTTTTCAACTTGTTTTTCTTCAGTCATTTTTTCTCCTTGGGACACGGCCCTTGTTATATTTTAATGAACTTATACTTATAAACAAAATATAAATTCTATTATATAGATTATATCCAGGCATCTTTTGCAAGAGGCTTAGCTATTAATTTTTCATTATTATAAATAGCGTTACAGATATTCTCTATTTCTTCGTTTGGGTTTCTAGTTTGTGTTTCAGGAACTTCTTCATCGAATATTTCCTTATACAAATCATAAAAACCTTTATTAGATTTAACGTCTAATAATTTTTTTAATCTTTGTTCTCTTGTTAATATCATTTCCTTAACCTTATAATTTCTCTAATTCCAAAAGTCTTTTCTCAAACTCTTTAACTGTGTTTGGTATTATGCTCTTAACTAATTCATAAGCTTTTTTATCATGCCTAGTTGCAAATAAGTTAGCAAATATTTCTTTCTCTATAGCACCAGGTCTTTTCCAATAACTAATACTATGACCATACATATTATAGTCTCTTCTAAAAGAACCTCTAGCTAAAGCATCTACAATATCAGACACCTCGCCAAAACCATTACCTCTTAAATCTGTTATTTGTGTTTTAGCAATAACTCTTGTCTTATCGTATTTACTATATATTTCTACAGTTTTTTTATTAGCAAGTTTTTTTAAAATTTTATCAAAAGCAGCAAACTTACTACTCCCGAAAAATAATTTTCTATCTTTTATAATAGCATCTTTAAAGGCTTGATTACTTTCAGACCAAGATATAAATCTACTATTATTAGATACATAATCAATATGATGACCGTATTCATGAGCTATCACATAACTTTTAACAGATTTTTTAGAGTATTTACTACCATCTCTAGCATTTAATTCGGCTTGTAGCCTTTGGCTTTGAGCGTAATAGACACCATTTTTACTATTCCTAATGTCTTTAGGTTTATCTAATTTATTAACAATAGTCTTCTGTTGATCATTAAGTTGTGAATTAAAATCATCATCATAACTTTTTCTTAATTTAGCAGAACCTCTGTTTAATAAGTAACCAATCTCTATATTAGAAGATTTATTTTTAACAACTATCTTAGGTAACTCGGTAGTAACTGTAGGTGGTTTAGTTTTAGCACCATTTAATAACTCTTCTAATTTACTAATAGATACTAATCTTCCGTCTTTTGTGCTAAATTGATTAAATTTTAACTTACCGGTATTAAATATTTCAACTCTACGTTTATCACCTAATACAGCTAATTTAAAATCATAATCTTGTTCTGATAAAAATTTAGCAAAATTAGTTTCAGAAGGTACTTGACCGTTTAAAGATGCCCTTTTACTTTTAGATACCCTGCTCAATCTTCTTTTACTAATCCTAGAGCTTTTTGTATCTCTTAAATCTTCATAGGATTTAACAATAGGAACAGTTGTGGATCTACAGTTAAAATGTTGCGGTGGTCTTATACCTCTTTTATCATCTAATCTAAAAACCTTGCCATCTAATCTTCCACAAATTAATGAAGTCCTAGCATCTAAGGTTGCTACATATTGATAACCATCTATAACATCTTCATTTAACTTATATGTTGCATTTGATATAGAAGTTGATGTTTCAGTTATAGCAGTTCTAGTTAATGTTTTTAATTGAGCTGATGGTAAGTCAATTGAATTACCGACATTTTTAGCTATTTGATTAACAGCCAAGTTTTCCATCATCCCCTTTTTTATAATATCTTTTATACGTCTTTGTTGAGATAAACTAATAGACGCTATTTGTTGTGAGTAAGTTCCTGCTGAATTAATTATTAAATCATTAACTTTCAACCCAGAATATACTTTACTTCTGTAAATTTTACCTAAACTTTCTTTTAAAGTATTATTATGAAATTTAGAACTAGTATTAGCTAAAGCCTTAAGTTCTGAAATCCCATCTTTGTATATTTTACGATATGTTTTACGAGTTTCTAATCTTAAAGCACGGTTTAAAGCGTTTACATTTTTATTACCGTTTTTTAATGTAGAAGATACTAATCGTTTTTTATGGGATGACATGATTTTTGTTAAATCATTATCTAGTTTCTTTTCGTAAAGACTTAATAGAGCACGGTGTTTCAGCTCTCTAGATAATATATCATCATTTACACTCATTATTTAATAACCTTTATTTAATCAATAGATTTAATCTTAGCAAGTTCTTCATCAACTATTTTAGAATGATAATTTATTAAAATTTCACAATTATTAATATCAATTTCTAATTTTAATTTATTATTTTTTTGTGATGATAAAGAAATTAAACTATTTCTTATTTTTTCGTTTAAATCTTTTTCATAATATTTTTTATCATTAATAGTTATTGTTCTATTCTCTTCTTGTTTATTTTGTATTATCATATTATCTTCTTCTTTTTCTTCTTATTGTTATTTTTCTTTTTCTTTGTGCCCTTACTTGACAACAACATCTTGGTTTATTCATGGTATTACCTCTTTTTTATTTTAATACAAGAATTACCCTTACCTCTTCGATAACCTTTCCAACATGCTTTTCCTGCTGTCCCCTTTTTCTTTTTGTAAGCCATTTTATTTACCTCGTTTTTTATCAGCAATAATTTTATCTCTTAAAGCTTTTGGAAGCTTCATTTGTTTAGCTGTTAAACCGTTAGATCCCTTTTTCTTACTTTTACCACTTTTTATTTTATAAGACATATTTATTTCCTTTACCACATTTTACAAGACCAATATCTTGCTTTTGTTTTAGGCCCAGGACTAGAACAATTATGTCTTGCTCTAAAACTTGCTCTAGCTTTAGGATTATTTTTTCTTATTTTCATAGTTTTCTGACCTAAAGCTTTAGCTGATGTTCCGCCATGACCAAAATTAACTTTTACAACATTACCTTTCGGGTTTCTCACATAAACTTTAAATTTTTTTACATCACCACGCATTGGTTTATTTAAAGTTACTTTTCGACCCCTATATTCAGCCATAATTAAGCTCCTTTACTAAGTTTTTCAATACATGTAAATTTTGTTAATATTTGATATTTATTTATTTCTTCAATTGTATAATTATTAAATATCATTTGAGATTCTGAATACCCATTTTGTAAACAATCATTCCAATCTTTATATTCTGTTGGTTTTAATATACCTGGACTGCATTGTTGAGCAATTGCAGAACAAATATACATAGTTAATATAAATTTCATTTTATCCCCATAAATTTCCAGTCATAGAGCCTTTATTATATTCAGTAGCTCTATTTTCAAAGAAATTTGTGTGTTCAACTCCATTTAGAACCCAATCTAGCCAACTTAAAGGATTGTCTTTAACTTTATAATTTGTTTTTAAAGATAATTGCAATAATCTTCTATCTGCAATATATCTTATATACTTTTTCACTTCATCGGATGTTAATCCACGAATTCCACCCATTTGAAAAGCTAAATCAATAAATTTATCTTCTAATTCTACCATATCTCTGCATTGTTGATATAAATCAGCTTTAAATTTATCAGTCCATACGCTTGGGTTTTCTTTTATTAATTGATGAAATAATTTAATCATACTTTCAACATGATGAGTTTCATCCCTAATTGACCAAGTAACTATTTGACACATACCTTTCATTCTTCCAAATCTTTGAAAATTTAAAAGCATAACAAATGATGCAAATAATTGTAAACCTTCTCCAAATGCAGAAAAACAAGCAATATCTTTTATTAAACCTTCTACACCTTTGCCTTTTGATTTAAATAAATATTCATGTTTATCTGACATTTCTTTATATTCTTGAAAAGCTTGAAAATTAGTTAATTGTGTTTCCCCAATAGTATCATTCAATAAAGAATAACTATGTGCATGATTAGCTTCAGAAGATGCAAAAGAACTTAACATCATTCTTACTTCAGGCGGTTTAAATTGAGGTATATACTTATCTAAATAAGCTTGAGCTATATCTACATCTCCTTGAGTAAAAAATTTTAATATTTGACTAATTAAATTTTTTTCCTCTTGTGTTAATCTTTCATTCCAATCTCTTACATCTTCATGTAAAGGAACTTCACTAGGAAGCCAATGCATCTTCTGCATAGTATCATATGCTTCAAACGCCCATTCATAATCGAAAGGCTTATAATAATTTCTAGTTTTAAATAAGCTCATTTATTTCCTTTTTCTTTTTCTGGTAACAATTATTTTACCGTTTTCTTCTTTTACTTCCATACCGGCATCTTCTGTTTGTTTTTTCAGTTGACGCCATTTTTGATTTACTGTTAATTTCTTTTTCATATACAATCACATATTGTGTTGGCTAGGGCTAATATAAATACATAACTTATGTATCCACCTAATAAAATAGCTAAAATTATATTAGTCCAACCCCAACTTTTAATTAATTTTTTCATTATCCCTCACAAGCCAAACAGTCTGCTTCAGGTATTATTGTTCTTTCAACTTTCAAACTTACTAATTCAGCACGTTTAATTGCTTCAGATCTACAATAATATAATGTTTTTAATTTTCTTTTCCATGCTAACATATGAATATCATGTAATTCTTTTACATTTACATCAGCTGGTACAAAAACATTTAATGATTGACCTTGACAAATATATTCTTGTCTATCAGCAGCATGGTCAATTATCCATTGTTGGTTAATTTCAATCGAAGTTTTAAATACATCTTTTTCATAATCTGATAAATCTTTTAAATGTAAAACTGAACCACGATTAGCAAGAATTGAAGTCCATGTTTTTTCATTATTTATACCTTTTGTTTCCAACAATTGTTCTAAATATTTATTTTTAACAAGAAAAGAACCTGACATAGTTTTTTGAACATATGCATTAGCTCTATATGGTTCAATACTTGGAGAAGTTGTTCCACAAATAATTGAGCTTGAAGCATTAGGGGCAATGGCAAGTAAATGAGCATTTCTCATTCCAGTACCTTCCATGTCCGGAGCTTCACCTCTTTTTATAGCTAATCTTTTTGATTCTTTTACTGCTTCATCTTTAATGTGTTTAAAAATTATTTTATTTTTAGCTTTTGCTATAGCAGATTCAAATGCAATATTATTTTTTTGTAAATAAGCATGAAAACCCATTGCGCCAAGTCCAATAGATCTTTCCTGTATAGCACTATTCTTAGCTTTAAATACACTATCAGGAGCATTATCTATAAAACTTTGTAATACATTATCTAAGAATCTAACAAGATCAGAAATAAATAATTTATCATCTTTCCATTCGTCATACTTTTCTAAATTAACACTTGATAAACAACAAACAGCTGTTCGATCTTCATCAGTTGGTAATGTAATTTCAGTACATAAATTTGAATGTTTAACTGATAAACCTAATTTCTTTTGTTGTTCAGGTAATCCATCATTAATATGATCAATATAACAAATATACGGCTCACCAGTGGCTACTCTATTTTCAAGTATTTTTTGCCACAAATCTCTAGCTGAAACTTTTTTAACTATTTCTTTTGTATGTGGATCAATTAAATTCCAGGTATCATCGTATGTTGGTTCTTTAATACATTTTTCAATTAATTCCATAAAATTATTAGTAATGTTTATTCCATGATGAAGATTTAAACATTTTCTATGTATATCTCCACCTGATGGTTTTCTTATATCTAAAAATTCTAATATTTCTGGATGTGATATATCCATATATGCTGCATAACTACCTCTTCTAGTTTTGCCTTGACTAAATGCCATAATTTCTGAATCTACAACTTTTAAAAAGGGTATAGATCCCGAAGATTGAGATCCACCAGATGTTTTAGTTCCATCAGATCTAATATGACCCCAATAACCACCAATACCACCACCAATAGATGTTAACCAAGCATTTTCTGTATAATGTTCAGTTAAACCCTCTCTACTATCTCCGACATAATTTAAAAAACAAGATATTGGCATACCCCGCTCTGTGCCACCATTACTTAATATAGGTGTTGAATACATAAACCATAGTTTAGATGCATAATCATAAATTCTTTGTGCCATTTCATCATTATCAGAGAAAGCTTTTGCTGCTCTTAAAAATGATTCTTGTGGGCTATTTTCTTCTGGTAATAAATATCTATCTTTTAATGTTGTTTTACCAAAATCTGTGAGTAAATTATCTCTATCTTCTACTATCATATATTCATTATCCTTTTATAAAACTGAGTATGCTTCAACAGCAAGTACAGTTATTGACATTAAGTATATTGCTAAACTTGTATACAATATATATTTCATTTATTTAATATTTTATTTTGATGTTAATCTATCTATGTGATTGTAAATTCTTCCAATTTGTTTATCAATCGACATTATTTCTTCACTTAACATTCCTAAGTGAACTTGTAATTCTACTATTGTCATTAATACATAAGTTGACAACCCTAAAAGTATTGTTCCCAATAAAGCTATTAAAGCTGTATTATGCTGACGTTTCATTATCTTCGTTTCCTTCTTCTTTTACAAGAAGGACATTTATTATTTTTAATTTGGTTTAGTTTTTTAGTCCATAATACTCTAAAAAATGGTTGGACAACCCCAACGGCTATCGCCCCAACTATTATAGCAAATACAGATTGCGTAGTTATGCCTGCTGTTATCCCAAATAAACTAGCAGTCACTACAGTATCATTATTAATCATTGTGCATTTGAATCCTTTCATAACCCATTAAAATGCCCCCCTTGCCATAAAGCAAAAAGGAGCATTAAAATTAAGATTAATGAATTAAAGTGACGCCATTTCATAGCATCCCCCTTTCATTAATTCTCGGTATTAGTATTACCTTGAATAACGTTTATTTCTTGTTCATATTGCTCTCTTGGAGAAATAATACGATTGTCTTGAGATATTTCATCATTTCCAATAGTGTCATCATAATCTGTAGGAATTGCATCATTATTTTTAGCAACTTCTAAGAATGTTGATCTTGGAATTAATCCATTTTGATACCATTCAGTAATTAATCTCATCCAATCACTTCCTCTTGGAGTAGCATTAAAGTCAGATGATAAATTAAATCTTATATCTTGTTCAGATATATTAACATCATATCTCCAATTTATAAGATGTTTTATAATTTTTTTCATGCTTTCAGATATTTTTGCATTTAAGCTTGCAAGTGCCGCATTTTGTGCAGCATTTCTTAGGCTTAAGGCAACACCAGATTGATCAGAATTATTAGGTTCTAAACTTAACATTTTAACACCAATTCTAGTTAATTCATCATATCCACCTTTAATAGCTTCTTCCATATCTTTTAAAGCATTAGTTGGTGTTTGTAATGTTTCAACAGTATCATCTTTATTAACAAATAACCAAGTACCTAATCCTTGTTTTACTAAATCATTTTTTTCTGTATCAGTTAATGAATCAGATTTAACAACTGGAGTATAGGTTGCACTTAAATATAATAAATGGTTTCTTCTTGAAATCTTATTATATAAAGCAATTTCTCTATTTACAATAGCAGTCATTAAAGGGTCAACTGTATCAATTGAACCATTTAATGCAAAAAATGGTATATAATCCATTCTTTTACCATTTTGAAATAAATTTGTATTAGTATTTTTTAAAATCCAATCATCTGTTAATTGATCAAATGCATAATCAATTCCACCATCAATAAATGAAGGTGTATCAGATGTATTTCTATAATATGTGTCAATTACATATAAACCCTTTTCATCTAATTTGTGAACTTGTACAGTATCAACATATTTTGGATGAAACGGACTATTTAGATGGTCTTCAAGTGTAAAATATCTGGTAATTATTCTATTTAATTTTACTTGACCTTTATAATCAGTATCAACAGACCAATTAACAATATTTTCAGCATGATGTAATATAGGATAAGGTTTAACTTCTTTTCTTTCAGAAGGTGTTAAACTTTCTAAATCTACAACAGGAAAATCTATTTGAATAAATGCTCTTGATGTTTGTAATTCTTCCCATAAAGCAGTGCTTAAAAATGATATAAGATTACTTTTATCAGATCCTATATCATCTAATATCCATTGCTTAGCTCCTTCTGGAGCCCCAGTAATTTCTAGCAAAGGTTGTTTTCTTAATAAACCACCTATTATCATTTTACAAAATTCACTAGATACACCTGGTACCTCAGCTTCAGCTTTGTAAAAATCATATTGCTCTTGCGTCATTGTGGGATTAAACGGAAGTAATAAATTATCACTTGAAGGCACAGTATCATAATCTTTAGTATATGATGGGCCTTGAATAATTGCTCTGTTTCGTTTCCATTCGTTTACTTGACTCAGATATTCATCATTAGGATATCCTGGGCCTTTGGCAGCTTCTGTAGACTTAACTATAGAGCTGTTTTTATATTTAATTGACATATTGTGTTATTCCTAAACATTAAGATGAACCAAAACGTTTGGCTCGGTTGTAAAATAAGTTTTGATTGGCGTATTTCGGTATCGAAATAATTTTTGTTTGCCCAAATCTGCGTTTGGTCAAGGCCGCCAGGCAGCAAAAGGGGGTCATACCCCCATAGCCTATAGCCAACCTACCCCTAAGGCCATAGGCCAGGGAGGTTCAAGCTGTATAACGCCATGAAGTTACATATAATTCTGCAGGCTATGCATATAACCCTACAAGATTCTACTGTAATCCTCTTGGCTTAAGGCTTTAGGCGGTATTACTTTAGAATAATTCTAAAAAACTTTTGACTGCCACAGGATTATTTGGTTACTATTTAATATAATCCTGATACACAAAAGTGTTGATTTTATTAGACTTTTGGTAATCAATTATCTTGTTTGATTTATTGATTAATCTAATTAAACAATACTGTTTGTTTGGTTTATTTGAAGCATACAACGCCTTACTAAAAGCTCCAACTCTTATCACGGATAACAGACGGTTTAGTTTTATTTATAGGATAAAGGTACTCACATATATATCTTACTCCATCAGAGAAATGTTCTGCTCCCTTAGATTTATCTATGAAAGCATTATCCATACCATTACTAGAACCTGTCTTCCAGGATGTTGTTTCCATAGAAGCTATTGTTCTTGTAACATCTTTACTGAAGTACAATCTGGTCATACCATTAGCATCCTTTAATAGATGATTAACACAGTTAACGCTATCTATAATAGGCGGTTGTTTACTACGAGCACATACTTTAAACCCAGCATTTCTTAGTAATGAAAAGTCAGTAACACCTGTGGTTGCAGATGTCTTTCTTGCATTACCAGAAGCATCTGGATATACAGTAATATCGTGCTTTTTATATACTGATTTTATCTTACGAATAAGTTGATGGGTATCAGCAGAACCATAAAATTCATTTAGACAATGTAGTTGATCTCCACGTTTAGCGAATACACTACTTGCCATTATCTTGACGTTAAAGTCAATTGCAATGTGAACAGGTTCGTCTTCACCTAATGGTGTAAGATTATCTGATACATTTATTTCTCTATTAAAATTGTAGAATACACTATCACCTGTAGAAGAAAAGGTTGCGCAGTATTCTTGTTGATATGTTTTTAAGTCCAATGTAGACCTGGCTAATTCTATTTCTTCCTTCATATCCGGTCTTACTTTTTCAGCAGTAAATTGCCAACTTTTCCACAAAGGATTATCTTCTTGGCCCTTATTAAACAACTGATAAAAATCATTAGAAATACCTTTTGGTGTACTAATTATAAGTACTTTAGCTTTTCTATTAGGATCGGTTGCCATAGGCAAAACTACTTCTGTAAATGCATTTTGTTTAATAAAAGCAAATTCATCTAACACAATAAATGTAGGTGATGGTGAAATACCTCTTAAAGAGTCTGGTCTATCAAAACCTTTTAAGGATAGTTTAGATCCATTTATAAATCTTAATTCTAGATCCATTTCTCTTGGAAAACCTTCTAAATGAGAAGGATGTACAATATTTTTAAGTGTTGTCCACATAGACTCTCTAATCATAGAGACTGTTGGCCCTATTAATATTGCTCTCTGATTTCTGTGCTCTAAACAATGACTGTAAGCCATAACAGAGGCTAAATAAGATTTACCTGTTCTACGGCCTGCAGCAACTATTTTAAATCTAGATTCATTATCAAAAACTTCTTGTTGAAACGGGAAAAGGCTAATTTCATATTGATTACTCATTAATTAACTCCCTTATAATATTATTATATTTATTCTGAATACTTCATGTAAATATCGGCGAACTTATTAATCTGTCTCCAATTTTTTGTATTTCAACTAATATTTTTAATTCTTTCACTTAATCTTTTTGCTCTATCACCAACTTGTGTAGCCCATTTACTATCTAACATTTCTGCTGAAGCGGTCTTCCAATCTTCTTTTTTTATTGCTGATATAAACTTTTTAAACTTACTTAATCTTGTAGAACCTAAATTAAAACACATATTAACAATTACTTGTTGAGCTTCATCTGGTAATTCATTAAAATTATCAAATACTTTTTTAGATTCATTAATATATTTTTCAATATCATTATCAAAAACTTCATTAACCCTGGTTTCAGATACTGGTGTGCCTAATTTTTGACCATACTCTTCATCGCTTGGTGTAACCAAGTGACCTATACCAAAAGTAGCATAACCTAAATGGTCATTATATATTTCGTATCTAACACCTTCATCAATTTTTAATTGTTCTCTTAATTTTGATTTATTCATATTTATCGGTAAGTTGTATTTACTTTCTTTAAACATTATATTAAACTTAGGCAGATCTCTCATATGGCTGGCTCTAACCCGAACATTTAACATGTCGTTTACACACTTCGGGGAATCCAACATGGATAATTGAAGCAGCAACTCAAAGAGTTTAGCAGTAGCTTTACTTTTAGAAGTAAAAACTATTTCTTTATGATCTACCAGCTTATCTTTGATCGTATTCGATCCAAAATAAGATTCTAATGATTTTCCAGATTTACTGGTAAAACCAATATAAAAAAATCCGTCAGTATAGTGTGTAACGTAAACTTTATAAACTTTCTCAGTTAGTTTCGGTTTTTTCTTTTTCATTGGTTTCATCATCATTAGTAATTTGTTGTATAACCTTATCAGCTTGTTTCATTGATTCATTTTTCTGGACTATTGTAAGTAAAGGCACATTTGCCATACCAGATGTATGTAATGAAACCGGTTGTTTAGAGTAACCGTATTCTAACAGTTTCTCAGCTATACGAACCCTTAAAACTTGTGATTTAGAGTCTTCTTTGCCTTCTAATTTTTTTAATTCTTCATTTAATATATCAATCGGATCTAATTTAAGCCTTTTCATTTTATCAATGGAAGACTCAATTTTATCTTTTTTAAAAGGTTTTCTACCAGCACCAGGTCTATATCCACCTCTAGGCATATTTTCTCCAATTGTTATATTAAATATCAGCACATTTTGCACTGTAGTCTGTAAGGGAACCTTTTTAATAAGCGTGGCTTTAAGCTTTATTTGCCTAAATTACCACGCTTACTAATTAAGAGATTAAAGGTATTTTTCTCTTTTTCTTTTATTTTTCAGGCTATTTATTATATTAGCCTTTTTTAACCTTACTCTCTTTTCTGATGGTTTTTCATAACGAGAGCGCATTTTGTAGTGTTTCAAAATACCTAATTTAGATACTTTGGTTTTCATTTTACTTATTGCCTTATTTATATCATTGTTTTTAACAATAATAGTAAAGTTACTCATTTACATTACCTCCCTTCTAAAATATTAATTTTAATATTAGCCATGTCAGTAAACCTAGCACATAACCAATAACTCCTTCTCGATATATGACTAAGTTTAACCTAATCTTATCCTCAATTTTATTACACCAATTGAGAAATTCGTATAACATTTTATCTAACATATTATCTCCTTTAGTTGAAAGCAAACTCAGAATTTAATATCTCTGAACTATCAAGATTACCTTGTTTGATCATGGGAACTAAATTACCAGTTTGATTTAAAACATGCTCCAGGGGTTTAGAGTCTATAATTAATTTAAAATTATCTCTAATAACCTTTTGCATATTGGTTACATTACAAGCATGAGACCCATAAGAGTCATGAGCTGATACAATGTCAAAATCACAAGCATCAATAACTAACATTAAATGTAATGAGTCTAAATTATGAATTGAGTTAGGTGATATTGCAGATTTTGCTTTTGCAATATTTAACACAGGCAATTCAGACTTAATGACAAATTGTGCATTATTAATCCATACATACTTTTTATCATTATTTTGTACATATAAACCGTCAGTAACTTTTACTTTTGTGTTTTTGTATTTTACATAGTTTTGAACAAATGGAAAATTACTAATTAAAGTATTGTGACTGTATTGCTTATTATTTTTTCTCATATAAGCATCACAATTATCTTTAAATAGTTTCATTGTTTCAGATACCATTGGGAACTCAGATTCAATAGTTGTATAAACACATGAACCAAGTTTACGAGCAGATGAGTGTTGTTTGTTAGAGAGATAAACATTGTCTATATCTCTAGTATCATCAATTATCTGCTGACCCATACCTTGCTTAGTTGCAGAATAACCGTAAGTCATAACATTACGCTTTACTATCTTACGCCATTCTTTTAACGTGAACTTAGCCTTATCCCAATAAATAATATCAGTAAGTTTTAACTCTTCTTTATATCTTTTCTGATACCACTTTATTACTTTTTTCTTAAGTTCAGTATTTGGATCATTATTTAACTCAGCAACTCTAAACCTATTTCTTAAACGTTCTATAGTTTTAAAATATAAGTTATAGTATTGCAACGCTAGATCCGTAGCGTTTTTAGCATCTTCATGCATAATTTGACTTACTTTAGAAGCTACATAACTATACATGTCTCCTGGTTTATTATCGTTAGTAGGTTTAATATTTACAAGATGAGCATTTTTATCATCTTTAGCTAAACTAAATAACCATTGTAAACCATTATTAGACCCGTCTCTGTAACAAATTGTGTATGATATAAAATCTTTAACATCACCACATGAAACAAAATGTTGATCTAATTCATATAACTCAATAACAGATGATAAAAATTGAAACGGCTCTTCAGCTTTCATCCAACCTTTATTATTGTAAGGGTCTTTACCGTAATTTACAAAGTTGTAATAATTTTTCTCTATAAATTTAACCTTTTCATCATGAGTTAATTTATCTTCGCCCCACATATTAGCTATATGGTGATAAAATTCATGTAATCCGGTTTCACCTAACGGTTGGCCCTTAGCAAAAGATAACATACCTTTAGCGTTATCTGAGTTAAGTTCGTTTAAGTAAGCAGATAAAGGATAAAACCTACCTCTGTTATCAGCTTGATATTGTTGATAGAAAATCTTATCAACATAAGGTTCTGAAGCTTTCAAAACATGGTATGCTTCGTTTTTCTTAGCTTCTTTACGCTCTTTACTTATAGTATCAACACTATTATGCTCAAAACAATTTTGATCAGTTTTTAAGGCCCACTTATAAACATTAAAAACCTTACGATTAACTGTGTAAGCAATTTTTTGTTTTTTGTTTATAGCTTTTAACACTATAGGTGTATTATTATAATTAATTTTAGATAAAGTATCTACTTTAGCTTCCTTAATTAGTTTAATAACTTCACCATTACGTATTTTAAGTGTCCCATACTCCCAATCATCTGATTGTTTTAATAATGGTTTAAACGGATCACTAACCTTACTAAACTCTTTTACAAGTTTCCTCAAATCTCCACGTTTATAACCTGCATATACTTTGTAAACCGTCTTAGCTTTGTTAAATGAATAATCTTGCACTAATTTAATTAACACAAGCTCAAGTTTGGCGTAAGCATTAAGGATAAATACACCTAGTCTTAATGAGTATTCAGATTTTTTAGGTAACTGATAATAATTTCTTACCCTGTCACCTATAGCAATTGCTAAGGCAGTTAGTTTTTGGCCTTCGGATGTCCCGGTGGCAATCATTGAATGTGATAACTGAATAAAAATATCAAAATCCATTTTATGTTTATCAATCATTCTAATTACACCAGGCTTAAGTTTACCAGAAGATCTATTATCTAAATCATCATATAATAACTTTAATTCTGATTTAACTTTAATACCTATTGGGCCTAAGGTCTCAAGTTTTTTTAACTCTTCAACTAACATTTATTCCTCCCTTGTATTTTTTCTATTTTATTCTCTAACAAAATTATTTCATTTTCATATTTTTTTAAGTATTCATTTATTATCTCCCTATCTTTTTGCAATTGAATCTTAGCCTTTATTAACTTTTCTTGTCTAATTAATATATCTTTAATTTTACCAGATACAGTATTATCTACCACAAGTCTAAGTTTTTTTGTTTTTTGAGTATTCATATTCAGCATCTAATTTAGTTACAGTTTTATGTATTTCATCTATATCAATTGCAATCTCTTCAAAAGATTTTGAAACTATTTGCGAATTAATAATTGTCTGTAAATTTACATTTTTTATTTTATTATTAGCTTCTATTAACATCATAAACAAAATAAAAATAGAAAAAGTAAATAAAAATAACATCCATATAGGTATTTCAACCATATTATCCTCCATAAAATTTATTATGATTATTTAAAATATTAATTAAGCTGAATAAATTTTTTTCATCAGACTCAACTATATCTTTTATTAATTTAGATGCCTTTAATGCAACTTGTGCAGCGGTAGGCTCATCATTTGTTTTCGTTACAGTTTTTTTAACTAAAAAAAGTTGTATATCCTTTTCAAATTTTTTAGTTATAACTGGTTTTATATTACTTTCATAAATTGATTTATCATTCATAATTACCCCCAATAAGTATAGTTAGCTAATCCGTTACCTAGTATTGTTACTATAAACACAAATAATATTAATTTTTGATTATCTGACATATTGATTTCCTTTTATTGTAAAGTTTATTTTATCATCGTACTGATCTTTAATAAGACGAACTAATTCCATAAGCTCGTTTAAAGGTCTATTAGGGTTATTTTTTACGTCTTCTTTTAATGCAACTTTGACGTATTTTATTTTTTTATTATTTATTTTCATTATTTTCCTCCATTTTAAGTTTAATTAAATTATACCAAACATCAGCTTTAGCTATATCTTCTTTATAACCTTTAATGTCTGATTCAATTTTTTCTTTAGCAACTAAATAAGCACCTGGTGATAATTTTTTATAATTATATTCAGGCTCTTCATAAAGTTTAATCATTGTATCAATATAAGATAACGCTTTTGTAGCTTGCCAATGATACCATAAAGCAGTTTTTCTATCTTCCATTTCACCTTTCATATTTTGTTTATATTTAGATGACATAGTAATATTACCAACTTGTATTGATTCAAATGTTGGATATTTTACAAGCATTTGTTTGTATTCTTCATCAACATTAACATCATACCCCGATGGTAATTTATAATCTTTAGGCTGCATTACATATTCTTTAGTCATTATTTATCCTCCTTTTTAGTTCCAATTAAAGAATTATATCTATCTTTAATTTGTTGTTTAACATTTTCCAATTGAGTTTCATAATTCTGAATATTTTCCCAAGCATAATCTAATCTACTCATACCTTCTTCGTAAATTACATCTTTTACTCTACCCATAATTTTATTCCAGGTATTATATTTGTTAAAGAATTGTCTAATATTATGTTTATCTGTTTTACCAGTTTTATAATCATAAGTATCAGCATGATAAAATAGAATTGCTGTTGCAATCTGATCAATTGATAAACCACCAACTGGTCTTATTGTAATGTATTCTAAGTACTCACCGTTTTTTGCTAATTTAGTAGCCATATTATATCCTCCTTGTTAAATTATATTCTTTTAAAACCAACGTCAGCTACAACGTAACTTACAGTTCTATACCCATTACCGTTTTCACTTGGGTAACAAATTTCCATTACATCACCAACACAAGTTGATCTAGTATCAACGTTTGGACACATAGTAAACTTACCGTCACTTTCATAGTTACAAGCAAGTTCTACTTGAGCATTTTTAACCCAAGACTCTTCAATATTTTGAGTTAAACTAAACAAATTTTCCATTACTTGTGTAGGCTCTGCATATGGATTTTCAGGTATGTAAGACGCAACGTGATCTCTCTCGTCTTTTCTAAAAGCGTTATGAATTAATCTTACTTGCTCGATTTTATATTTATCAAAGTTAATCATATTATTTATCCTCCAGGTTAATTATCTTATGTAGTTAGTTAACTTATACGAAGCCCATTGCTTCGCAGCATTTATTAAAACAGGAAAGTGTATTGTAATCTCGTTTACAAACTTAGTTGTTACATATTTCCAGTTGTCGTCATTAATAACAGAATCATAGTTACTGTAATCATGTCTTATAAGTCTTAACTGATCATGATGATTTTTAAATTTGATTTTGTTATAATCTTGTTTAGTCATATTTATTTTAATCATTATATCCTCCA